ATGGAAAAAGCTAATTATTATAACTATGTTAATGCTTCTATTTTAGGTGTGAGTAGAATTCATTCAATGGCTGAACCTAGAATTTATGTGTTTGACACACCAACTGGTTCAACACTTGGAACAACTAATCAAGTCAATGGTTTACAATATATTGAATATACAGGTCAAACTAGACAGGTAATATTAAATGGTGTTAATTATAGAATTCCAATCACTCAATTTAGTTATGTTTGTGAGGGTATTAATTTATTAAATAGTTCATTATCGGCAATAACAAAAGAAGAATATTTATTTGGTATAATTTTTCCACCAGAAGTAAAAAGTGAAATTTTCATAGAACGAGGGATTACATCAGTTATGGATAAACATTTACGGTTATCAGAAATAAAAGATTTAAATGAATTATCACGTTATGGTAATGGATTTTATACATTAAATAAACAATGATAATTTTTTTTGTAAATCATAATTATCATTGTTAATTATTATTAATGGGATATTATTATTTTGACAATATTCCATTTTTATTTTATCTCTTTTTTTAATACCTTCTAATGTTTTCTCACCACCAAACCATTTAATTGGTTTATAATGTTGTTCGCCATTAAATTCTATACATATATTATAATTAGGTAAATAAAAATCAAATGGTAATAATTTTATATTTCTACAATCACTAAATGTGTGTTGGTATATAAAATTAATATTATTTTGGTTTAAATATTGTCTTATTTCACGCTCACCTTTTGAATCTTTACAAATAGGACATCCTTTACCATTTAAATGGTTTGTTGGTGTTTGTTCGAAAACCCCATGTTTATTACATTTTATTTTTATTTTTGTGTAATTATTTTTATATTCTATATCAGAATAATCATATATATTATTATGAATGATTATTGCTTTTTCAATAAATTCACTATTATTATAATTATGTTTTTTTGAGCAAATTGGACAACCAGTTTTTTGGTCAGTATGACTACTAGCAATTTGTTCAAAAACCCCATGTTTATCACATATTATTTTTACTTTTATTTTTGAGTTAATGTATTCACATAATGAATAATCATATTTATCACCATGTATTTTTTTTGCTCTTGTTATAAATTCATTAGTGGTTAATTTTACACCACCATTACATAATGAACAACCTTGTTTTCTATTTATATGTTTTACCATCAATTGTTCAAAAACTCCATGTTTATTACATACTATCTTTACTTTTACGTTTGAATTAATATATTCACATAATGAATAATCATATTTATCACCATGTATTTTTTTTGCTTTTGTTATAAATTTATTTAGTTTAGTTAAATTACACATATTTAATTTTTTTATATATTTATAAATATATGTAATTTAAAAATATTTATAAGTATTTATAGAACGAGGGATAACTTCAGTTATTGATAAACATTTAAGATTATCAGAAATAAAAAATTTAAATGAATTATCACGTTATGGTAATGGATTTTATACATTAAATAAACAATAATAAAAAATAACATAATTAAAAAACAAATAAAGCAATGAGCGTAGGCACTTTTGGTATAGTAAGACCAGCAGATATAACACCAGATGATGTAGAAATATTTTATCATTTTTCAGCGTCTAGAGATAGTATTGGTAACACAACGTTACAAAAATTAAGTCCAAGTAGTGATTATCTAATTAAAATAAATAACCCAAATAGAGGTCAATCAAATGTATCAACTGGATTAAATTCAAATACAGCTGGTTTTGAAGTTTTTGGAGGTATGTATACACTTAAATTGCCAACAGCTACTTTTGGTACAAAAGGTTTTTATACAATCATTATTAAACCAATTGAAATTCGTACTAGAATTGTTGATGTAGGTGTATTATCAGCCTATCCAGATACCAAAGGTTTAGTATTTGATATTGCAAGTGTTCCAACCGCATTTGCTAATAGATTTGAAAATAATGGGTTGGTTGGTTATAGAATTGAATATTTGAATACAAATACATCAACAACAGATAATAAAATAAATAATTTTTATAGAGTAATTACATCTAATAATAGAGCTGAACCAGTTAATCAAAATCTTACTAACACAAGTCAAAAAGCTATTCGTTATAGATTCAATGACAATTCAACACTTACGTATTGTACAGTAACACCGAGTTCATCTTCTAGTGTTAATCCAAATGTGTTTCCGTTTATAGGACAACCAAATCAACAAGTAATAATTACCAATACTTTTTTTAATCCTTTGATGGTTGAAATTGAAATGGTACAACATGATGTTGAAACACTTGCTTTTGCTATGTTTGGAAATCAAACAAAATCCCTTGATGATGGAATTTATACTATATATAATTTTAATAATGATATTTATAAACAATACAACTTATACGAGATAAAAGACGTATATACTGGTACTCCATTATTTGAAGTAAGGGAAGAAAGAAGTAGTGTTGATTTCAATAAAACATTTAGTACAATAACAACAATATAAGTATAGATAATGAGTGATAATCCTAGGGTTAAGGTAGTTGGTTACGCAAAAAGAGAACTTTTTGGTAACGGTATCGAATATAGAAATTTTACCCCTGACCTAGTTGGTTTACAAGTAGCTAGTGAAGGTGGAACCCCGTTGTTTACCATGGGTAATTTCAATATTACTACCAATATGGACCCAAAAAGTGATAAATTTTTTGTCACAAATAAATTTTCTAATTTTGTATCATTAACTGATTTAGATTTAACTCTTGCTGATGCAAATAAATTGCTTACTGATAATGCTGGTGTTTTACTTAATTTAGATAAGGGTAATTTAAAATTCTACGCTCAATTTGGTTCATTAAATGAATTTGTAAGGGTTTCTTTAGAAAATATAATAACTAATTGGCCAGCATCTTTATATGTTAAAAATACTGCATTAAATTCTAACAATAATACTATTGTAGGAAATACTTATGATAATTACATTTATGATTTAACAAATGATACATCATCATTTAGAATAAATACAAATTTCATTAATAATAATTATCAATTAAATATACTTAAAAGTGGTAGTATTATTGATACATTTAATGTTAATAATGATTTAAGAAATGTAACAGTTAATTATGAATCGTATGTTGTTTTAATTAATAATACAGAATATTCAGTATTAAACTTTACTGGTGCAACATACCCAACAAATGATTACATATATTTCAATGTTAAAGGAGACCCATTTTCAGGTGTTTCAACATCAAATATATCATATCATATAAAACCTAATAAACTTAAAGAAGAAACATTCTTTAATGAATTACCAGATTTTGAATATTATTTACTGAATAGATTAATTATGCCTAAATACACAGCAACATTTAATTATTCAATTAAATCAGATGCTGGTATTGTTTTATATGTTACAGATTCAGTAACTTGGCCAACAACTGATGGTTATAATATTGATTTTGACACTGATGCATATGTTGATTACGCAACAAAATTATTAGATATATCAAGTAATAATGATTTAAGTAGTAGTGATTTAATGAATAGGGTTTTAGTATCAGATTCTATATCATCTTTTGATACCGCTCCTATTAATTTATATGATTTAGATAAAGATTCTACAGGTCAAAAAGTAACAAAAACACTTAGAATATATGGTAGGAGTTTTGATGAAATAAATAATTTTATTGATGGTATTTCATTTGCTAATACTGTTTCTTATAATAAACAAAATAATATACCTGACATTTATATTAAAAACTTAGCTAGAGTTTTAGGTTGGGAATTAACATCTTCAGTAATTGAAAATGGTTTATTATCTAGTTATGTAACAACATCTAATTCCACTTACGAAGGTCAATCAGTTGGTTTAACAGCTGTTGAAGCTGATATCGAATTATGGAGAAGAATAATATTAAACTCACCATGGTTATGGAAATCAAAAGGTGCACGTAAATCTATAGAATTTTTACTTAAATTTATAGGTATTCCATTAGGTTTAGTTACTTTTAATGAATACATATATAAAGCTGATAACCCAATAGATATGGATTTATTTAGGGCGACTTTAGATTTAAATGGTTTAGATAATACTGATTTAACAATATATCCTATTGACAATGAAGGTTATCCATATCCATTAGAAGATACTGGTTCTTTATACTATCAAAATTACGGTCTTTGGTTTAGAGAAACAGGTGGTTCAAATTCAGTTCGTGATATTATCGCTGGTAAT